GAGTTATCCTTAGAATATTTTTTGAATAAAGATGCATATGGTAAATATTTAGAAAAGAATAGCAGTGAGAAGCAGAGAGAATATAGGAAAGATAAGCGTTTTTATAGGAAACGAATAAGCGATCTAACAAAACAACTCTTATCATCTGAAGCCGAAAAAGATAGTCAAGAATCCCATAATCTAGAACAACTCAAAACTTATAATAAAGATCTACATATGGCATTTGATGTTTATTCAAGAGTCTGTATTGAGTATTTCAAAAATTTAGATAAGACCGATATTGTACAAGAAGATTATATTTACTTATTGAATTCAAATAGCGAAGTGAACAATAATTCAGCATTGAATGTGGATGCTATAAATAGTATAGAACAGGCAGATCAACTTTTAATGCGTTCTATTAAAATCACTGAACCAAACTCATTGGAAAAGTTGGTGAAACGAAAAAGCACACAAACTATTAAAAAAGAAGTCTTACCAGTAGAGAAAAACATTGATTTAAAAGACCCGAGTTTAAAGAAGAAAGGAATCAAAGAGAAAGAAAAAGACAAAAACAAAGAAAAGAACAAAGACAAAGACAAAGACAAAGGAAAAGAAAAGAACAAAGACAAGAACAAAGAAAAGAATAATCTATCTAATATTTATGACAAGGAAGGCAACAAAGACAAAAAAACAAAATAAAAGAGGAAACAAATATAATAGAAAAAACAAGAAAAGTCATAGTCATAAAAATAAGAAATCCCATAAAAAAACAAAAAAACAAATGGTTATTCCATCTGTAGATGCAAATTTAGAGTTCAATCGCCTACATAAAAAAGGTGAAATGATTAAACTTCAGTGCAGTCCAAAAATAAAAGAAAAAACCAAGGATTTCTCTTGTTATGAAGACGAAACATTATATAAATTAAGAGATCTTTGGAATGCCAGGCATCCTGATGCACCAATAAATACAAATGATACCAGGGAAATCTGGATATCCTTAAAACAAAATATGCAAGGAGTATGTAATAAGGAGTCGTGTTGGTTAAAACAAAAATTTGTCAATGGCAAATTGAACAAAGAACTCAAGGACTCCTTCGCTCCCGAGTCACCAAAAGAATGGAAGAAGAAACCCAACACGTGGCTTTCTAGTATGGAAATATTAGATGTTATGAAACAGTACGAAAAAACATATAAATGTTTTGAGTTTATTGGACCTTCCCCCATTGATTTTGATGTGAAAAAGATGTATGGAGAATGTGTTTGGGATGAACTATGTAACTTCAGCGTTGAAGATCAGATTAAAAACGGTAAAACTAAAATTGGAATCATATTTAATACAGATCCGCATAATAAAGGCGGAGAACATTGGATAAGTATGTTTATTAATATCAAGAAAGGACAGATTTTTTATTTTGATAGCGCTGGCGATGACATAAAACCTGAGGTGAAAGCATTAGTAGACCGAATCATTGATGAAGGCGCAAAAATGAACCCACCACTAAATTTCAAATTTGATAAGAATTTTCCAGTGGAACATCAATACGGCAATACAGAATGTGGCATTTATAGCATATATTTTATTGTTCATATGTTAGAAGACAAAATCACTGGGGAATATTTGAAAACTCATATATTAAATGATAAATATATGCAAAAATTCCGTAAAATATATTTCAATGAGAATTTGTAAAACAAACAAACAACCAAACAAACAACCAAACAAACAAATAGATATTATGAAGAATAAATTATATAAAAAATAAAAATTATATAATTTATGACAATTGAGGAATTTAAAAGCGATGAAAACATTGGTTTACTATGGGAAATTATTGTTGATGTAAACGAAAAATCAAAAAATGTAGACAATTTAAAGTTAGACTTTCTATTTAAAGTAGGGAAATTTATTGAAATTATGATATTTCAGAAAAACGAGAAAATGGACTGTCTCACTTTGAATAAGATTTTTATCACCAACTATGTTGGATCGTTAGAGGATCAAAATGTAAGCACAAACACAGGACCAAGTGCAATAAAACAAGTCCAAATACAACAACCTACAACAATTTACCCTAAAAAAAACAGTTCTGAACCTGAACTGATAACATTTGAAGAAATTCAAAATAGTAAACGCACCACTTTTGAAAAAGAACTCAAACTTAAACAGCGTGATTTTGAAAATTCAATGGCAAATATTGTACCCGAAGTTCCAAATTTCAAAGTTGGAGATCTAGATAAACCTATAAGTGAAATGGAAGAATTAATTGCACGTACATTAGCACAGCGTAATTATGAAATAGATCAGATACATAATCAGCATATGAATCCACAAGAAGCAGAAAAATGGTTACATCCCCAGGAAACTTCTGTCAAGGCAGAAAAATTGCCGATTAGAGCGGCGCCTCCTACCCCGAAACAAGCAGTTACAATAGAAGAAAATAAAATCGCAGACAAACACGTTACTTGGGGCGAAAATTTGACGTTTGATATTCAAGAGATTCAAAGTCAAGAACCCATTCAGTCATCCAATCAACTACCGAATATTTTTTCCAAGTTGAAGATGAAACCGCCCACACAATCATCAGAGGAACAAGACAAACAAGACAAACAATTGTCACAAGAAAGCAACTCAATAAAGATAAATAAATTACAAGATGATGTTATCAACATAAATAAGAAAATAGATAATATGATGACCATTCTAGAAAAACTTTCAGAGAGAATAAATAAAAAAATTGAATAAGTTTTAGAGATATAAAAGAATGATATAATATAATACAGTTACAACAAATGCAAATGATTTGGTTCATACTTTCTTTGTTAACTCTTGAACTTTGTTATCATACTTGTCAAGGATTTAATATTAATAATATTCAGAAAATATTAAAGCGTCAGAACGACCAAGAGGTCAAAATGGTCAAGACACAACAAGAAGTATATTATTATTATGAGGAGTGGTTTTGTGGTGAAGTGGATTGGGAATTTTCAGGAGAGAATTATATGAATTCTTACAAAGTTGTCGTTCCAGAAAAGAGATATTTAACAGAAACAGAAACAGCCGCCGAAAAATATACCAAAGAATGTAAAAAGCCTGATGCAATCAAAAATGGGATTGTCAAAGTATTATATAATGACTTTGTTAACAAAGAAACTTTTGTGTATCAAATACAAAATACAGACCTTACTCATTATCTTAGTGAATCTTCTTTATCAGAAGCAATGTCATTGACTTTAATTGGATTCATCAGTTATCTTTATAAAAACAACGTCAAAAACGAAATGAGTATTATCAGAAAACAAAAAATGGGACTTCCACACAAATCAATTACGTTACAAGAAATAGATGATTATTTGAAGTTTAAGAAATTGGTGAAAACAGTTATGGTAACATTTCTCTTTATATTTACAAAAAACATCAAGAACGCTGAATAGCAATTAGATTTATTATTTTGAAAAATAAATCTAAAAATTAGTTTAATTAATTTTTGAATGATCTCTATCTTATATAACGTTATATTTTTTTGTAAACCGGTCTACCTTCTTTATTAATTTCAAGAGTGCCTAGTTGTGTAGGTTCAACACTTGGGTCGGCACGTGCACGTTGATAACTATCATAATCATAAATGTAGTAAAAGTTTTCTCTTATTTTTCGTGAAATGTAGATCTTCTTTTTCATCTCTACTTCTACACCAGTCCATTCAATCAATTGTTTATTCATAACCTGACTACTATCCTTCTCCTCTTTTTTGAGCGAAGGTACATATGAAAAGTCTCCAGTTTTTGCATCAGGAAATGCCAAGCAATGTAGTTGCTCTTTTGCCCCAAGACGTGAATAAATAGCACAGTCAATAGATGATTCTTTGATTGCAGTTATCAATTTCTCGGAAACTTCTTCCTTGATATTAGAGATTTCATAAAGTGCTTCATCACTTGTAAATGGGATCTCTTCCATCCTAGAACTACCTGGAGCAATTTGATACTTCTTTTTGCTTTTATCTTTGAGTTTCAATTCTATTGCACCATCACTTGACATTTGTTGAGCAGAAAAGGTCATCAAATACAAGAACACTTCCACTGTTTGGAGTGCCTGAGGAAGAGCTTTGTGACTGCAAATACGACGCGCACGTCCTACCACCTGATCAATACGAGCTGGATTCCAATAAGGCTCCATAATATGTACATAACGTGTATTGCGAAGATTAATGCCTTCCGAACCAGATGCAGTAATCATAAATACCTTGATGATCTCACCCATATTATTATTATTAGAAATGCGCTTGAGTTCTTCTGTAAGTTTGCTACCTTCTGGCCAGTCTCCATTATAAATATTACGAACCATCTCCTTTTCTTCGGCCGACTCGGTACCTGTGTAAAGAGCATATGTGGGTTTACCACGATTCTCAGGACTAATATCTAGCTCCCAATCACCATTTGCATCTTTCCTTATTTTGAATCGCGTGAATCCATTATAATCCAAGACAAGTGTGAAAATACCAATACCTTCTAAGGTTCTGAACTGACTGTAAACCAAATGATTACCTAAATGGTCAGGGTCTTCAATATTCTCCAAAATATGCAAATACTTTGGACTGTATTTTTCCAACGCCGATTTACTCAAATATTTGGCCGCGTTTTTCTTGAGGCAGTCAAATGCCGCTTCTATACGAGCTGGGTAATCTTGGTCACCAACCTGATTTAAGGCTGCATCACCATCTTCTTCAAAATCTTCTTCTTCTGTCAAATCGCGACTTTCCTTGCCTTTAGGCGGTTTTCCAAAAATTTTTTCAAAAGATTCAACGAGCTCTTTAAAACGTTGTTCACCAAGTTTGCTTTGTTCTTGTTCATAAAATTGGTCTACTGTGAGCTCTGGAACTACTTCAGCTGCAGATTCTCCGGGACAAACAAAAGGTTCAGATTCTTGTCCAGGCCTCAATGGAACAGGTCGCCCTGGAGGTCTTGGCATTACAAAATTACAATAAAGACGAGAGAAAATACGATAAGTGGAGCTGGGTTCTTTGTATATTCCATTTTCATCTATTTTTACCGACTTCTTCTTTTTTTGATCTTCTTGTTCTCTCTCTGCTTCTCTCGCCAACTCATAAACAACAAACTGATAATCACTCATAGGGACCTTAATTACTTTGAAATCAGTAATTTTCTCATATCTAGGTAAAAGCTCTTCTTGGGCCGATTTGAAATAAGAAGTGAGACCCAAAATACGACGTTTAAAGAGTTCACTATTTTTGATTCCACCTTTCTCAGAATCCACAAACAAAGACAAAAATTCATCCAACTTATCTGGTAGAGCCTTGAAATTATGTACTTGCATTTCTCCGAATATAACTTCAATTCCTGCATCTCTCAAAATATGAATGATTTTTCTTTCAAAATCGGCATCAGATTCTTGACCACGTTCATAAAAGACATTTTTACCTGTTTGGCGATCTTTCCTCTTTTTCTGATCGCTTGTAACGCCGTGATAGCTGCCATCTTCTTTCACTTTATTTTCAAAACCGAATGGGTTACGTGTGATCATCAACTTTTTATTGGACGCACTATATTCAATATAGTCGTGGAGTTTTTCACTGGCAAATATGCGTTCTATTTCAGCTTGGTTGATTTTTTGGCTTGTTTTAATGTTTAATGGGATTTCCCACGTCTTGATATAGCCTCTTAATATATTAAACATAATTCCGAGTTCATTTGGATAGTTAATAACAGGAGTTCCGGATAACAAGACAATCTTGGCGTTATTTGCTCTTAGAAGCATTTCATACATAATCAAAGAGAGAAATACACTGACTCTCTCTTTCCTTCCGGTTCTGTCACTTGGAATTTCTTTTTCCTTTGACAATTTATTCACAATGCGACTCACAAAGTTGTGTGCCTCATCAATGACGACCACTGTATCATCAAAAATATTGGTCTCAAAATTATTGGACATTGTTGCAAATTTATCACGACGTAACCCATTATAATTGATGAACTGGTACTTTGCGGAAATCATCTCTTCAAGTTGTTCATTCAAACTTCTCTTTTGCTCACTAGAGAGACCTTCATAATTGGCTTCGGTCTCTTTGGCATTCACAAGCCACGCTCCCCTCTTCTTTTTAATAAATTCCACTGTTAAATTGAGGACACTTGATAAGGTTTCCAATGTTTCTGGATATTCTGATATAGAGATCCATTCCCAATATTGATTCTTCCTGTAAAGAGGATCGCCGCCTTTTTTGAGCTCTTCTATATAATTTCGGCGAAGAGAGGCCGGTAACATAATTATGACCTTTTTAGCACTCTTCATTCCCTCAGCAATTGCAATAGATGAAAGCGTCTTACCCGCACCTAAACCAAAATATAAAAGGAGACCACGATAAGGTGTATACAAATTCAAGTAGTCTCGTACAATTTTTTGGTGAGTTAATAATGTTACATCTTCGCTTAAATTACCAAGAGTTTCACAAGTGACAGGTTCACTTTCATCTAAGACCTCATTGCGATAAGGCTCCATCAAAGAATTAATAAAACTGATAAACATCTCACGATTATTCATATAATAACTGCTAACCTTGTAGTTCACTTGGGGGCTCTTTGCAGGTAGACGTTCTATAACAGATTCTCCATTAATTTCTACCCATTCTTCAGGACTCAATTCAGCCACTCCTTTCTTGGGTTTTGGAGTGCGGCGTTTTTTGGTAGATGGTTCTGCTTCTGCTTCTGCTTCTGCTTTTTCAAGTTGGGGTTGGTCCAAATCAACTGCCTCAATATCCGGTCTGAGTTCGCCTTCCAACTCTTCCACCAATTTCAAGGTCGGTTTTGATTTAAGCTTTTTAGCTTTGGGTTTTATAATGATTGTTTCTTCGGCTTCGGCTTCGGCCTCTGCAATAGGTTCCTTTGGTGCCTCTCTTACTTTGATTAATTTATTTTGTAAAAGGCGCTTATTCAATTCAGCAATATCAAAGTCAGCGTTTTTCTCACGTGAATCAGCAATTTCCACATTTTGGATCGCAACTTCTTCTTTTGCTTTTTCTGCAACAGGCACATTTATTACCCTTACCTCCTTTATCATTTGTTCCGAAATATCTGGTTTAGGACGCATCTTTGATAATAAAGATTCTAAAGGTTTGTTACTCATTCCTTATAGTATTTCAATATATTTATTTGTAGTAATTGTCTTCAAATAAATATTCATCTATCTAATTCATCCAAATCTAGTTCTCAATGCGGACTTCAAATACCAATGTTTCCCAATGCTTCATTACAAGCCATCTGTTCCGCCTTTCGCTTGATTTTATGTTGGCCTTGCCCCAAAAACAAAAATATTTTACCACCATTTGCATTAATATGTTCATTGACTGCTACAAAATTCTTAAGAACTTGAATGTGAATTGCATCACTATAATGAACATTATAAATTGGTTGTCCAACACACAAGTAAACCCCCATTTTATATCCATTATCAACATCGTGTTCCATCTCTAAATAATGTGGAGTTACCTTGAACTCCTTCTGTATCTTTACCTGTAAAATGTTCTTATAATTATCGTCATTTTGAATGAGCGCAATCCAATCAATATGTTTCTCAAAGATCGCCTCTACAAATTTCTGAGCCATTTGAAAACCGGGTCCTGTCACAAATACATTTGTAAACCATCCTTCCTCATCTTTAACAGAGACCTTATTGAAATCCAGGAAAAGCGCTCCTAAAAATGACTCAAAAAGACACCCCAGCTTCTTCAAATTATTGCGAATTTTCTTCTCCTCTGCGTGTTTTGATAATATCAACCATTTGTTCAAACGCATTTCAAGCGCGATTTTACCGATTGCCTCATTTTTAACAATGGCTATTTTTTTTTCTGTCATAAACCCCTCGTTTTCTTTAGGAAATCTGCGGTACAAATAATATTTAGTAACCAGTTCTAATACACCGTCCCCTAAAAATTCAAGACGTTCATTGGATTTCGTTTTTAATGGTAAGCAGTCATTGGGTCTTTCAACAATAGTAATGTTTTGAATGGCATTCTCAGAAAACGGACGTTTAATATAAGAACGATGAACAAATGCACGTTTATATAAGTCCAAGTTATTTACAATACCTGGGACGCCATATTTAGTGAGAATAGATTGAACATCATTCAATGTAATCTCCACATTTAAGGAATTGTATGGATTGAAAACTAATCCATCTTCTGATCGTAAAATATCATCATCGTGTAATAGTTCTTTATCTGGCTGTTCCATTGTATATATATATTGTCAATATGTTTTTATATCTTTAATTTATTATTTATATTATTTTCTCTTATCTCTTTTCTTTTCTCTTTTCTTATTCTCTTCTCTTATTCTTTTATTATCCTTCAAAAAGAAAATAATATTAAGGATATATATAAATGACAGGAATGAACTATATGTCTGGATCTAAATCCGCTAGAAACGCTGACTCTATTACTAATCGTGGATGCTTATCAGGAGGTTCTTGCGGTGGTGTTAAGAAGGCTGGCATTGTCACCTTTGGTACCACTTGGAGCCGTGGAAATATGGGTAACTATTTAGTTAGAGCCCCTCAGTCAACCCCTCCTTTAGCAGCATTCTTACTGCTAACTACTCGCAGCCCTACACAAGGTACAAGATACCAGGTTTACAGGCGCGGAGGTCTTATGTAAAAAAGAATGCAAAAAGGAATTCAAAAAAGAAAGAAACAAAAAGAAGACAAAAATAAATATATAAGACGAAAATAATTTAATAACTTCTTAGTTATTAAATTATTATGATTATTAAAGTAGACAATAGGGAACAAGAACTCATCAAGTTATGTAAACATTACATTGATATTATTCCCAACTATAAAGATATTGAACTGATCGTGGAAGCGCTGCCTCTAGGTGACGCCATTATTGGAAATAACAAAGTGAATGCTAATGGTGAAATATGTGGATTTGAAGAAAAAGTGATCATTGAGAGAAAAAGCCTATCTGATTTAGCGGCAAGCATTAAGGATGGCCGGTACAAAGAACAATCTTATCGGCTAAATGGATCCCATATTCATAATCATAATATTATTTATTTGATTGAAGGCGATATTCATAAAATGAATCAATACCAATCCAATTTGTTCAAGAACAAGATTGAAAAAACAACGCTATATTCTACCATTGTTTCTCTCAATTATTTTAAAGGTTTTTCTGTTTTAAGGTCTTTTAACTTGGATGAATCCAGTATTATGATCTGTAATATGGCCTGTAAAATTCAGAAATCTGAAAAAGATAACAAATTTGGTTATTATGCTAATAAGATTCCAGAAACTGTGGGAGGAGGCGAAGGCGAATGTGAAGGTGAAAGTCAAGGTGAAGGCAAATGCGAAGGAACTGGCGAATCGGAAAAGGACTATTGCAATGTAGTGAAAAAAGTGAAGAAAGACAATATTACCCCTGAAAATATTGGGGAAATTATGCTTTGTCAAATCCCTGGAATCAGTTCCACTAGTGCACTAGTAATAATGAAAAAATTCGGAACAATTGACAACCTGATTATCCAGCTGAAATTGGATCCAGGAATTTTGAAAGATTTGTCTTATACAAATGAGAAGGGTCAAACCCGTAAAATTAGCAAAACTATATTAGAAAATATTATGAAATTTTTGTATCATAAATAATATATAATAAATGGCTCATAACGTAAATGAAGATATTTTAAAATTTATTGGGATTTGTGTAATTGCAGGAGTTTTAGTGTTTTACGGGGCCAAATTATTTAAACTTCAAGCAAAGGTGTTAGAAGGTGCTGCAAATATGGGTGAGGAAACTGCTACTGCAGAAGGAGCTTCTAACGGGGGTGAAGCAGCAAAAGCAGCAGAATTTAATAAGCTTTTGAAGGCACGAATTGCCGGACTACAAGACAAATTATTAATAACTAAATACCGATCAGAATATGAGAATATTTTGTTGAATTTAGACGATTATATGAAATTAAATATGTTGCAAACGGCATTACAAATTAAACCAAATCAAGAATCTGAACCTGGTAAGCCGAACCCAAATATGGTTATCTTTGGAGCATTGAAGGCAATGAGTGATGCAAGAGGCACATTAAATGGAATAATGACTTATTTGGACAGCCAATAAGAGTAATAATTTGTTAAAAATATGAAGTTGTATTATGATCTCATATTTTTATTAAGTTGCTAATTCTTTAACAGTTGCTAATTCTTTAACAGTTGCTAATTCTTTAACAGTTGCTAACGCTTTAACAGTTGCTAACGCTTTAACAGTTGCTAATTCTTTAACAGTTGCTAACGCTTTAAGCAACAGCAATTTGTACTTCATTACCAGCATAGTACCCATTATCTACTAGCGATTGTGTATATTTTTGTCCACCCCAGTTATCATCCATTGGATTGGGACTATAAAGCATATTTTCCTCAGTTTCATTTGGCATTGTGTCAAGAGGGGTTGTAGATCCTTGATAATAATCTGTGGTATCATAAGCAGGGACTGAGTTTGTGTTCCAAGGGTGATCGTTGCGTGTGGCATCTACGAGTAGGGTTGGATTTGGTGCAGTGGGAGCAGTGGTAAATG